ATGGCACGAGCCCAAGGGGCGCGGGCGCTAATGGCGCTTGCGTTCGAAACGACTTATGGCACGCCACCAGCGAGCGGTTTCTCAAAGATGCCCTTTGCCAGCACCACGCTGGGGGCGGAGCAACCGTTGCAGACTTCGGAGCTCCTGGGTTATGGCCGGGATCCGCAGGCACCGATCAAGGACGCGGTGACGGCGGACGGTGACGTGGTGATCCCGATCGATGCCGAGGCCTTCGGCTTCTGGCTGAAGGCTGCGTTCAGCACTCCCACGACGACTGGAACTGAAGCACCCTATACCCATGAATTCCGCTCCGGAAACTGGGCGCTGCCGAGCTTCTCGGTCGAAACTGGAATGCCGGAGGTGCCGCGCTATGCGATGTATTCCGGCTGCATGGTGGACAGCCTCAACTGGCAGATGGCCCGCTCCGGGTTGCTGACCGCGACGGCCAGTATCGTGGCGCAGGGCGAGGCCATCGCCACGAACAGCGCGGTAGGGACCCCCGCCAATATAGTGCTGAACCGCTTTGGCCATTTCAACGGAGCCATCACGCGGAACGGCGCGAACATCGGTAACGTTGTCTCTGCCGACCTTACTTATGCCAACAATCTCGACCGGATTGAGACGATCCGGGCGGATGGTAAGATCGACGGTGCGGACCCGTCTATTGCGGCGCTGACAGGAAATATTGTCGTGCGTTTCGCCGATCAGACGCTTGTGACCCAGGCCATCAACGGGGAGGCCTGCGAGCTGGAATTCTCCTACGCGCTGCCAACGGGCGAAAGCCTCACCGTCACCGCGCATGCCGTTTATCTGCCACGCCCCCGGATCGAAATCTCCGGTCCACAAGGTGTGCAGGCCACCTTTGACTGGCAGGCGGCGAGTGACCTGGTGGTGGGCCGCATGTGTACCGTCACACTGACCAACGACCGCGAGGATTACTGATGCTACGATTGAACCTATCCACCGAGCCGCATTGGCTTGATCTTGGCCATGGCGTTCGCCTGCTGGTAGAGCCCCTGACCACGGCCATCATGCTGGCTGCGCGCAGCGATCCGGCGATCGTCGCCGCCGCAACCGATGCTGAAACCAGCGCCTCCAACGACGACCTGGCCCGTATCGTGGCCAAAGCTGTCGCGCGCATCGTCGTGAAGGATTGGGACGGCGTCGGAGACGAGGACGGGAAACCGTTGCCGCTGACCCCAGCAGGCATCGACGCGCTGCTCGAGCTCTGGCCCATCTTCGAGGCCTTCCAGACGAAATACATCGCGGGCGCGCTAATACTGGATGCGGAAAAAAACGCCTGACCGCTCTTGCCGACTGGGAATTCGGCGGGGGCGGTGACTATTGTGCGGCTTGTTCGGGGGCATGCCCTGACTGCCCCCGCACTAATCACGCGCCGCAAACCTTCGAGGGCTGGCAGATCTGGGATCTGGTCCAGCGCCTAGGTGGCCAGATGCGGGTGGCTGGCGGTGTGAGTAGCAGTGCAGTTGTCGGCTGGGAGATGGGAGCTGCCCTGCAACTTGGCATCGCCCTCGGGCTTTCGCCACTCACTATCGCGGAACTTTTACCGCCCATCGAGGCGGTGATGGTGCGCAAAACCAACGAAGAAATCGAGCAAAGCAATGGCTGAGAAGAGGGTATCCGTCCGGCTCTCCGCGACCGGCGGCCGACAGGTGCGCGCCGAGCTTGAAGGAGTCGGAGAGGCAGGCAAGCGCGGGTTTGGGCGTCTGTCGTGCGAGATGGAACAGGCCAACGCCCGTATGGCGGCCTTTGCTCGCCGGGCTCGGATTGCGGCAACGGCCGCCGCTGCCGCGCTCAGTGCCGCCGTCGTGTCGATGACCCGCTCGACCGTTGCTGCCGCCAACGAGATCAGCCAGCTGAGCCAGGTGGCCAATGCCGCCCCGGAAGTATTCCAGCGCTGGTCTTCGGCATCTGCCACAGTCGGTATCGAGCAAGAGAAGCTGGCGGATATCCTGAAGGACGTGAACGACCGGGTCGGCGACTTCCTGCAGACGGGCGGCGGCCCCATGGCGGATTTCTTCGAGAACATCGCGCCACGGGTTGGCGTGACGGCCGACCAGTTCGCACGGCTTTCGGGGCCGGAAGCCCTGCAGCTCTATGTCGACAGTCTCGAACGCGCGGGCGTCAGCCAACAGGAAATGACCTTCTATCTCGAGGCCATGGCCTCGGACACCACGCGGCTCATCCCGCTCCTGCAAAACGGCGGCGCGGAAATGACGCGCCTTGGGGCGCAGGCGCAGGCACTGGGCGCGGTGCTTGATGCCGATGCGATTGCAGCCATGCGTCGCTCAGAGCTGGCGCTGGTCAGCATCGGCCAGGTGTTTACGGGCGTGCGCAACCGGATTGCCGTGGCGCTTGCCCCGTCACTGGAGACGGTGGCCAATGCTTTTGTCGCACTGGCCTCATCCACCAGCCCAATCAGCCGGGCGTTTGATGCTGTGCTGGTCAACCTTGACCGGTTGGCGATCTACGCCGGGACGTTCGCCACCTTCCTTGCCGGTCGTTGGGTGGCCGCGATGGCCGCGGCAGCCTTCTCGGTGCGCGGGTTGGCAACGACGCTGGTGGTTCTCAAAGGTGCGCTTATCCGCACTGGCATCGGCGCGTTGATCGTTGGTGCGGGAGAGCTCGTGTACTGGTTCACGCGACTGGCGTCCGGTGCAGGCAGTTTTGGCGAGGCGATGCGCCTTCTGAAGGATGTCGGTGTCGAGGTGTGGGACCGGATCAAGATGGGGGCTGCGGCTGCCGGAGCACGCGCCACGGCGATGTTTTATGACCTGAAAGCCGATGCGGCCACCGGCATGGCGGGCGCGATCGAGAGCGTCATCGCCTTTGGCAACACGACCGCGAATACCTTCGAGGGCGCGCTCTTGGCCGTCCGCGAAATCTGGTCCCGCCTGCCAGCTGTGATCGGGGATCTCATTTACGCGGCGGCAAACCGCATGCTCGACGGAATTGAGGCCATGCTGAATGGCGCGATCGCTCGCATTGATGCCTTTACGGGCAAGATCCGCGATGCGCTGGCGGCTGTGGGCATCGAGACGTCCTTCGGCGAAATCGGTGAGATCAGTCTTGGTGATATCGAAAACCCTTTCGCGGGGGCATCATCAGATGCAGGCAGCGCCGCCGCCGAGGCATTCCGGCGTGCTTTTGAGGACAATCCTCTCACGGCGCCTGATCTGGGCTTGGATGGGATCGCTGCAGACGCTCTAGCGACCGCCAATACTTACCGACAGGCCGCCACCGACCTTGCGGCCGGAGCAACGGCCCCGCTCACCAGCTGGGCTGCTTTGCGCGATGCTGTTGCAGGCACCGGCGAGGACGGCGCTGCCGCCCTTGATGACGCCTCCGCCTCCGCGGACCGTCTGGCGGGTGCTATGGCACAGGCCGGAGATGCTGTGGGCGGCGGCGGGTCTGGTGGTGGCGCGGCCGAAAAGATCGTGACCGGCTGGCGTGCCGTCTCAGACGCCCTGAATTCTTATGCCACGGACGCGCTCAATTGGGGCAAAGGTCTCGGCGAAACCCTGTCCAGTGCCTTCTCTGGCGCCGAAAGCGCCTTCCGCAGCTTTGTGGAAACCGGCAAGCTCGACTTCAAGGGCCTCGTGCGCTCGATTCTGGCGGATTTGGCCGTGTTGGCATTCAAGAATGCGGTGCTGGGACCCATTGCCAACGCACTCTCAGGCGCTTTTGGCGGTGGCGGCACTGTTGCAGCAGCTGTCTCGCACGCTGGCGGAATGGTTGGGATTTCTGGCTATACACGCGCCGTACCCGCGGCGGTTTTTGCCGGTGCGCCACGCATGCATGGCGGTGGCACCGTGGGGCCGGCTGGCTCCTGGGCAGGGTTGCGGCCCGATGAAGTGCCCACCATCCTGCAGCGTGGCGAGCGGGTTTTGTCACGGGCTGAGGTCGCGCGTGGCGCAGGTAGCACCACCCCTGTGGCCATAAATCTCAATGTGGACGCGCGCGGCGCGCAAATGGGCGTGGCCGAGCAGATCGCGGCGGTGATGCGCGGCTCCCAGCCTGAATTTGAGCGCATTGCGGTGGCAGCCGTCGGCAATGCCATGCGCCGGGGACGAATGGCATGAGCATCATTGTGGAACTGCCGCGCACCTGGGTGGCCGGCATTGAGCGACGGCTCGTGACTGCCACCAGCCAGACGCAGTCGCCGTTCACCGGGACGACGGAAGTCCAGGACTGGGGCGGAGAATGGTGGGAATATGATATCGAATTTGCCGCGCAAGCCGGACCGCTTGCGCGCTCGGTCTCTGCCGCGTTCACGGCCCTTGGCTCAGGACGGGGCCTGCTGCTGTTTGCCGATCCCTCCATTGAACCCAAGACCCTTGCGCAACCGGTC